CTGCAATCGTACTACGGGCAATACGATTTGCAAGTTCTGTTAATTGTTCGGTTTGTTCTGACATTGTTTACCCCCCAAAGGTAGAAGTTTTTTCAAGAGCAATCCAATATTGGACATCAAGCTCTGTATTTCTAAAATGTGAAATAAGTTTTGATGAGATTTGAACCTCATAATCACCTGGTAAAATTTTAAGGTTAGAAATACCAAGAATGAATTTAAAGTCCGTAGCTGAAAATTCACCATCAATGTCTATTGAAAAGGCATTCGATGTAGAATTTTGAGATTCAACAACAGTAAGACTCAACACTCCATTTTCACCAGTAATAGAGACCTCGTCATGACCTAATGTTGACGCTGCTCGTTTGATCTTATTTAGAGTATCATTATCAAGAGTAAACTTGATGTCTGCCTCTGGCATTTTAATATCTTTGGAAGGTGCAGTCAATGTCTCTTCTGGTGAGAAGAAATACTTAATCTTTGACCGACCACTTGAATCACCAACCTGGACATATTCGTCCTCAAATTTAAGACGTGGTGTGTCGACAAGACCAAGTACACCAATAAATTCATTAAGATCATAGATACCAAAGTCTTTTGGCATTTCTACATCTAGTGTTGCTGATGCCAGAACATTCCGTGCCTCTGAAATAGTTTTCAAAGTATTACCTTCACGGAACATAATGTTCTGATTGATTGAAGAAAAGTTCCGAAGAACCGAAAGGGTGTTTTCGCTAAGTTCCATTATTTACTCCTTGACCCGTATTGAACTATTATACCACATCGTGGCCGATTTGTAAACCACTTTGTTTCATTTTACTGAAATTTTTGTCCTTGAAGAATTCAATCTTGCGATCAAATTTTCCATCCAAAATATCACCTTTATGTGATATTACGAACACATTTGTATCACTTAAATGTAATAATATTTTTTGTAGATTCTCAACACCATCTGTATCCAGAGATGAGTCAAAGGTCTCATCAAGAATCAGTAGGTTAGTTGAGATAGAGTTTTTCATCTTGGCAATTTGTCTCCAAGTGAAAAGTAATGACAAGTCGATCCGTTGTTTCTCACCTTCACTGAATGAATCATAAGTAAATTCATCACGGTGTCTAGATCTAATTGTCTCTTGGAATGACTCGTCCAAATCAAAATGGACAAAGAAATCCAAAACTTGTAGATACTGGTTAACCAATTTATTAATCACTGGTAAATATTGCTTAATGATTTTAGTTTTAATACCAGTATCTTTGAGCATCTCTCCGATTACTTCATTATATGATCTTTGATCACTTAAAAGAAGTCTCTGTTCCTGTAATGAATCTTTCTGTTCAGCATAGGTTTCAAGAGTTGTCTCTGCTTCTGCCAAATCGGAACCACCGGATTGCATTTTTCCCAGATCACTTCTTTTAGATGCCAGACTTTCTGAAATCTGCTGGAGTCGTTTATTGTTAGATAATAAGTTATGTTGTTTGTTCGTGACAACCGTCTGTACTTTATTTGCGACTTCAATATCTGATCCAACATTATTTGACTCTTCATTGATAGCGGATAATTTTGAATTGATCGACTTGGCGGATGTGGAAGCTTCCGTGATTTTTTCTTGCCTGAGTTGATCACCAATATCTTGGGAACACGTCGGACAAGTGCTATTCTCTTCAAAGAATTTTGTTTCTTTAACAAGCTTTTTGATTTCTGATTTGAGTTCATGTTCATGCTCTTTGAGCGTTGAATGCTTGGAATTAAGCTTAGCAAGCGTCTCTGATACTTTCGAGCTATTGGATTCAATGAACGTCCCGAGCTCAGTGTTTTCGTCCGTGAGTCGAGTCTGCTCGTCCTCAAGCTCAGTAATCTCCTCTTTAATCTTATCTGCATATTCTTTATTGAGAGCCTTGACATCCTTAATATACTTTTTCTGAGTTTCAATCTTGTCGGAGATGAGATCAAGTTGGTATTTAACTTCATTGGTCTTATCCTTTAGTGCACCATTCTTTTCTCTAAGCAATTGATTCATCTTGGAGAATACATTAATGTCCAATAGATCCTCAATCACATCACGGCGGTGGCCGGCCGGGAGTTGCATAAAGGGAATAAAGCTACTACTTCCCAGCACGACCACCTGATGAAACGACTTGTGGTTAAGTTTAAGGATGTTTTGCTCAAGGATCTTCTGGTATTCTTTGGCATGAGACGATTGGTTAATCATTGTCCCATTTTTCCAAATTTCAAACACACCAGGCTTTAATCCACGGACCACTTTATATTGAGCAGCACCAACATCAAACTCTACCTCAACAACACAAGCCTTCTGATTAATTGAGTTTACTAATTGTGGTTTATTAATATTCCGATGTGGTTTACCAAAGAGACCAAAAGAGATGGCATCCAACATGGTAGATTTACCAGCACCATTATGACCAATAACCAGTGAAGATTTAGTGAGTTGTAGATCGACTTCAGTATACTTATTGCCAGTAGACAAAAAGTTCTTCCATCGTACAATTTTAAAAACTATCATGCTATATCTAAAGCCTGCGCCTCAGTCATCAAATCACTCATTTCACCTTTGATTCGGTCTTTATCTAGATCTGTATCCACATTATCGACATATGAATTAAGCAATGCTGTAGTATCCTCTAGGTTTACACCTTCATCGTCTACGGACTCACCCAGAAACTCTTGGAAGTTCTCGGCAATCTTGAGTTCGTAGATATCCTGCATTTGGATCTTATCAATAAATCTATCAAAAGAGAACTGGTCTGACTTATTGACCACGACTACCTTAATAAATTGTTTGGATAGATCCGGCGTTTCATATTGACTATTATAATCCATTTCTTTATCATTGTAAACCAATTTTTTAAATAAAGTATGTGGATTACGAATTGGAGTCAGTTCTCGTGTTTCTGTGTCTAGCACGTGGAAATATTTTGGATCATCACAATCGGACCAAGTAAATTCCATCTGATTACCAAGATAATAGACATTACCTTGAGTTGATTTGGTATGGAAGTGTCCAGAGAGAACCATTTCAAATCGTTTCAGTACAGTTGGATCCATACCACCGGTATTGGTAATCCCACGCATCATCTCAAAACCAGTGAGCTCAAAGTGACCACCAACAATATCTGCCTTACAGTTTTGGAGGAAACTAATCGACTGATCGTAGTTCTCTGAGTTAATCCATGGAATCAAAGCAATATCTAATCCATCATAGTCCAGGACGGCAGGTTCTTCAATGATCAGAATCTCATTCATATAGTGACCAAGTAACTCTTTGAGTGAGTTCAGATCATTAGTATTTTTATAGAATGTGTCGTGGTTGCCTGGAATAATGTCCATCCGCATCCTGCGGTTACGAAGTTCTTCCAAGAATATCTTACGGTTATGATTAATTGCTTTAATATTTAAAGTACGACGATTATCATAGTAGTCGCCGAGGTGGATAATCCGTTGGATTCCATGTTCCTCACAGTATGGAAAAAATAAATCAGAATAGAATTTAGTCTGATTATCTAGGAATATTTCTGAACCATTACGAATATCACAGTGTGTATCATTGAGTAGAGCTATTTTCATGTTTCTTTATGCTATAAGTTCCATCACCATTATCAATCCATTGGATGGTATCACCTACCTTCCAACCCATTTGATCCATAAGATCTTCACCCAATGGCAATATTGATTCGCCATCAGAATCTTTTTCAATTTCAACTATCATTCTAAAAATTCCGTTAGGTCTGAATCAGCATAAACCCTACGTTTTTTCTTGACTTTTTCTGCTTTGGCAAAATCTTTAACCTCCTTATCTTGTACCTTGACTTTTTCAATTCTATCTCTAAGTATATCAACAACCGATGTGATCTCTTGAATACCGGCACCGTCACCATCTGTTTCAATAAAGTCTTCAATAGCAGCAGTTGTTAAATATTTAAGTTTAATATCCTGTTGTTTCTTTTCTTTACTAATCCTTCGTAAAAAAGCGTACCAAGAAATTTGAGTAAAATATGCAAATGCGTTAGGTTTCCCTGTACGAGTAGCAGTTTCTATGTTATAATTATCAATGGCTTTGAGACAATTTTCAACCGCGTCCATGACCATCTCTTCGCGATATGTATAGCGAATAAAATTGGATTTGTGAGACAAACCCTCGGCAATGCGTAAAAAGCATTCCGCTATATAGTCTGGTACGACTGGAATTTTTACTTCGTTTGATCTTGCTTCATTCACCAATTTAACATAGTCAACTACAGCTTGGGAAAAGTCAGCATTGTTGACATAATGAATGCTTTCTCTTTTTGACATAGAACCTCCATAATGTTCCATTATATCACATAACTGCACAAAAGTAAATCAATAAAATTAGTTGTTTACAGATCACTGTCTATATGATATAATAGTTAAGTCCCGCTGGGGTGGTTGGTATACCTAGTGGATATGTTTAGATGGGTCAAACATAATGACGTTGGATTCACTTGAATCATAGTCAACCATCTCTTCAATTGTATGCTCTTTCATTTCCTTAAGAACATCATAATAATAAGACATTGCTTGTTCACCTGGATTAGACGATCCAATGATATGGTAGGAACTTACGGCGTGCATCGCATCCGGATCTTCCTCGAATGACATCCAAGGCTTAAGAGTATAATATCTCATACCTTGGTCAATATCTTCCATGGCAACAATTTTTAAAACGCGCCGTACAATAATATCATCCGTTTCATCGTTATTCCAAGCAACAATTTCACATATTAATTCATCATTATTGGCTAGTTTGAATTGTTTTATTTCCATCACAGATCTACCTTATATGTCTTATATATGAAATTTTCTGCCTTATATATTTTCAATCTTTCGAACGAATGCAATAAAGAGTAATTTTGTCTGTTTCCCCAACTAAGGTCGTCCGCAATATCGTACAGTTGAGTTGTTCGCCCGTCGTCTGATTTACGAAGACCCCTTCCGATTGATTGGAGGACTCTAATTTGCGATTTGGATGAAGAAGCAAAAACAATATTATGTAAATTACGAATATTAATACCAGTGCTGAAAGTACCCAATGAAGCAACGATGATTGCATCTGACTGCTTTTCTGTGATTTTTCTAATTGCTTCTCGGTCTGCCGTGTCAGTTGCGCCACTGACGAAGAAAACTTTTCGATCATCGTGTGCTTTATCCTCAATTAAATCAAACAACACTTTACCATGTTTTTCCACATATTGGAATAGAACCAATGTATTACCTTTTTGCTCTAAGGCAAGATTACGAATAAACTTATTTCTTTTTTCCAATCCAACAATATAATTTATTTCATCCTGATACGGTTGTTTACCAAATGTTTTTCGTACATCTTCTGGATGTGTTAACACAATACGCCTAATTTCTAATGGGGCAAGAGTATCATTGTCTTGCAGATCACGTGTAGTAGTAACTCTATTTACCTTTCCAAAAAGACCTTGTAAGACTAGCTCGTGTGTCTGTGTTCCGTCCAGGGTACCAGTAGTTCCAAAACGGTATGCAGCTTCAGAACATTTATTCATAATGGATGTCAACGATTTGGATTTAAATCCATGGCACTCGTCACCAATAACCATACCAAATTGCTCAAACCATACACCTGGCAGTTTATAGATGGATTGCCACGTGGATACAATAATGGATTCTATAGTATCCTTTTCCTTGCCTGAGTATATCTTATGGACATTATTATATCCATAATCTTTAAAGTCATTTGTCATCTGTTCAACAAGAGATGTCGTAGGGACGATAATAAGAACTTTTGTATCCTCAGATTCTCTAATCATATCCAAATAGAATCTAATTAAAACATATATAATAAGTGATTTACCAGAACCGGTTGGTGATAATAGAATTGCTCTTTTCTTTTCTAATCCACGACACACGGCATTAAATTGGTAATCACGTATCGGAAACGGGAGTGCAATATTATGAATGAAATCCATTACCTCTTGTGGATCTATCTTGGTGTTATGAGTAGCATCGTCAGGGTAACCATACTCAGTGCGCTCTGCGTGTATGGTATAGCCTCTTTGTTCAATAAATTTCTCGAGATGGTCGATGAGTCCGGCGGGTAACTCATAGGTCCTAGCATTAAACAGACGAATTTTACCATCCCATAACTTGTTACGGAATGCTGGCATGAACTTATATCCGGGCACAAAGAATGAAAAGAATTCATTCAGTTCCTGAGCCTGACCGAAATCACATTCTATTTTTAGAACGGAATGGTTTAATTTCCGGACTCGAATTGTCTCCACTTAATTATATTTCCTATTGTTTGATGTCGCCATCTTAAAGTATCTATAATTTCTGTAAGTGTTTCAATTACGGTCTTATAATATTCAATTTTTTCTTCAGACTTTTGAATATCCATATCAGATCCATAATAATATTCTTTCTCTTGCTTGGTTCGTATATTTAATCCATTGTATGGATCATATGACCAACCACGATCATCAATATCTTCTTGAGACATTTTGCCCTCATAATATAACCACTTATCTTTGAGTAATTCTTTTTGTTTAAACTCTGCTCTTTTCAACATGAGTTTATAACTGGATAGAAGCTCAAGATATTTTGCATGTAGTATTGGGGTGAGACGAGAGGTTTCGTCAAGATGCATTTCGCTGATTTTACAATCCTCAGCCCAGTCTGCTAGGATCTCTTCTAATGATTTCATAATATAAACTCCAATTATGTACGAGTCACTGTGAATGAGTTACTTATCGCGCCTGTAGTTGAATTAACTTCGAGTAGTTCAAAATAATTAAATCTGAATGAAGAATTGAATGTGATAAAGTCAGAACCGGTAGATGTAGATTCAAACTGAATATCACCAAGAGATGTTGGTACACACTCTAGATATTTAATCTGCATCGTAGAGTTATTATGACTTGAAAGAATATGCAAAGTAATATCTGCATAT